AATATTGAGGTGGCTGCACGAGACAAACCACCGATTGTGTGTAGTAACCCGAATCCATAAAAACCAAATCCCGGTAAAAATTTAAAATGTACAAAATATTGTCTTTTTCTCTTTAGTGCGTCTTCTTCTCTAAAGTTTCTAACCACTGATAACACTGTTCCAGAATTTTGATCAATGGTAACAATATAAGGAAGCATAACCCCCGAAGGATTCCCCGACATATCCAAGTCTTCAAAACCTTCCAGATCCAAGTCAATGTGGCATTCCAACAAGGTATAAGAGTCATCAGAATAGTTTGGACGTAATCCCAACAACTCATCAGCACGCTCTTGGATAGCTCCCTCATCTTCACCATCATTTGTTTCAGATATTTCAACATCTCTATAAACTCCTGCTACTTGTAATTTGCGAATATCATTATATGACATTGTAACAACATGCGTAACCCTCTCTGCCGTTCTTAAATCACTAGCTGAATACGGAACCACTAAATCTTCCGCTGGGACAAACTTAGAAACGGCTCTTTTTTTAGTTTCATCAAAGTAAACTTTTTTGAAAGTAGAACCAGTTAACGGCAAATAAAATAACATTTGATCTGTATCTGGATCAAATTCTTCCATAACCTCGGTTATTTGATAATTCATAAAATCTTTTACACGCTGTGCTTGATCTTCAGTAACCTTGGTCGCTGAACCAAGGATCTGGGTCTTTACAGGACCGCCACTTGGTAACATTTCCTTGTACGCTTGTGCTTGAAACTGAGTTACAGCCTCTGACAATAAAGGATGAGTTACACCACTTGCACCCAAAAATGGTTCACTTCTGTCTTCGTAATTTATACCAAGCAGTCCTAAACCTTTTGCAATAGCCTCTTCCCAATCTTCTCTAGACTCAACATCTTCCCGAAACTTTGATTGAATGTCAGAAGATAGTGATGATAAAACAGAATCATCTAAAACTTCTGCAAGATTGGCTGTGTGATCATAGGCTTCTGCTTCAACTTCAAGATTTTCTTCGCCAGCCATCTCAATGCCTTCGGGCATTTCCTCTGTTTCATCTACTGCAACTTCTACTTGGAGGCTATCTTCTTCGGGCATCATTTGACCCCCTGCTCCCATAGATGGTTCCACCATTCCTGCGATTTGTCTAGGTTCTATTGCCATTAGTATATCCTCGTGGTTCGTTTTTTATTTGGTAACATTCTATCCGAAAATCTGTTTGTAACAGTTCTATATTGTTTTTTCTTTGTGTTCACTGATCCACCTCTTTTCCAAAATGTTGCGTTGGGATCATTCTTGAGTGCTGGTTTTGCACTGTTTTCTTCATACCTTCTACGAGCAGCTAAAAATTGTTGAAAATCTCCCTTAAACACTGGGTCTTTTGCTTGAGGTGCTTTTCTACGTTTTTTTATTTCTTCGGCATCTTGCTGCTTTTTTTGAGCAACTTTCTTTTCTTCTAATTCTTTCACTTGTTTTGCTTCGGCTGCTTCTTTTTTTGCCTGTCTAAATTTGTTTGCTTTTTCTCTTCTTTGTTGTGCTGTTTTTCTTAGACCTGAGACTTGATTCTGACCTATGAACCTAACTCGTTTCATAATATCGCTGTCACCCGGTGCAGCTTTTGCTAAATCATCGTAACTTTGAAGATCTGAATCTATTAATTTCTGTCTTATCTCACCATCACGCATACCAACAAAGTCAGCTTCTGAAAATTCATCAATCTTTTTTGGTGTGCCTGAATATGCCTCATCTGCAATATAAATACTTTTAGCACTTGTTTTTCTTTTTATCTTCCTGCCTGTTTCTGGATCTTTTTTAACTGTAACTTCATCAGCCTTTACAGTCTCTCTGATTTTTCCATCTTTAGATTGCACAGTTACTTTTTTAGAGAAAGGCTCTACAAATTGAATTATGCCGTCTTCTATCTTATTTGTACTAACAGTGTCACCTTTCTTGACCATAGCCTTGGTCGCAGATTTCACACCCTGTTTTATTATTTCACGCCAACCTGACATTAATAATATTCCCTTGCTCTTCTTGGATACCAGTCTTCTGGAATCTCTTCGCCTTTTAAATCTATAAAACCACCCTGCCTAAATCTCATCAAAGCCATCGTCATACTATCACAATAGTCATCATGATCACCATTAGGAAAAGAGGCAACCTCTTCAATAACGTCTTCAGCAAACTTCTCTCCATCAGGATACCACACTTTACCCGATTCGAATATAGGTGATACAATATGCATTCTCATAGTCTTATCTACACCGCCACCACCTTTTCGTCTACCAGGACTAAACGTAGTAACAGGAAGATTTAATAATCTTAATTCATCTGCCAAAGGTTGTCCACTCGCTTTCGCCTCAATCAACATCATGTCAGGTTCCCAATAATTGTTTTGCTCTATCGCAATCTCCTTCAACTCTGGAAAACTCCATCGACCCTTCTGTGCATCTAACATTATTAAATGCTGATCGCCATTCTCTCTCGGCTCAAAAACTCCCCAAGTCGTAATAGCACTATAGTCGGCAGTCTCTTTTTTACTGTAAGCCGTATCATAGCTCTGAATTATATAATCCAATCTCGGTGTGTCAGTCCTCTCCCAACATTGCCACCAGTCCCTTTTGATCATGGCAATAGCTTCCGATGTCGGATTTTGTTGCCATTGTGCATTCCACTTGACCGGGGACAGTGAAGCTTTGACCTTTAATAATTCATCAGTTTCCCAAAACTCGGGCCACAAAGGTTTGTCATTCGGTAATATAGCTGGAAATTCTATAACCTCCCATTGATCTGCCATACTGTCCATCGCCATGTTCTGAATTAAACGACCAGTCAAATCTTTCTTCGACCATCTCGTTTGCACAATGATGATGGTTCCCCCTGGTTGCAGTCTCTGTCTCGGACCTGATGTGTACCACTCGTAAGTATTATCATAAGCAACCGTGGACAATGCATCTTGTTCCGAGTGCGGATCATCAATGATTAATAAATCAGCACCTCGACCTGTCATTGCAGCACCCACCCCTGCAGCGAAATATTCCCCGCCAGCACTAGTCTCCCAACGACCTGCCGCTTGGCTATCCTGTTTCAAGTCCGTCTTGGGAAAGATCTCAGCATATATGGGATCGGCAATGAGATCACGGACTTTCCTTCCGAATCTTACAGCAAGTTCCGTGTTCATGGTAGCCTGTATGATTTTTAATTTAGGATTACGACCCAGGAACCACGAAGGCATTAAATATGACGCTAATTCTGACTTAGAGTGTCTAGGTGGCATGTTGATTATCAAACGCTTCAAGTTACCCGATGCAATGTCCTCGAGCTTTTCAGCTATGATTCTATGATGTCTACCTTCAATAAACCCTTCATATACATGTTTAGCATAGGATAGAAATTTAGTTTGAGCTTCTTCACGAGTTTCAAGACGCTTGCGTTGTTCTTCCAGTAACAGGACTTCCTGTAGTATTTCTTTTGGCAGAGCTTCAAAGTTCATGCCCGAACAATAATATATCTGAATGAAAATATCAATGCTTGTAATAGATGATGCTGTTAGTTACCCTGCATGTCGTATATAGGGGGTGGGGGTGTATATAGTATAAAAGTTATTTTGCTTTTTCATTTAGTTACCCCACCCTAGTACGCAAACCCACCCAAACGGTCATGTGCAGCCAATATAAATCAGACAGCCAAGCAGCTAGTGTGTATATTTATAATATAAACAACAACAAATGGAGTGTGTTATGAGTATGAAAATAGATCAAATTGAAACAGTAATAAAAGCAATGGCGAATGCTGATTCGTATCATGATAGCGTTAAATGTTTGTATAGTAGAATAGCAGCTTCTCTTTCTACTTTAATGAGTAATGCTGTTGGCTCTACTGTAGACGATGAAGAGATTCTAAAAGATATAGAACAGGAGTTAATACATCTTGTTTCTTTTATCGACAAAAGAAACAGAACAGAAGCTGATCTGTTGTGTATTTTGTTTGGTAAGAAACAAGCAATCAGAAGAGCGAATCAGTACAGGTTTGATCACGACTATGATTATGGTAATCGTTTGTTAGATGGAACAATAGAGTCTGATCAGGAGTGGGCGGACAAAGATAAAGAGCTAGGGACTTTCACGGACACACGAGCACATTATCTAAGAAGATAAGATAAGGGGAGCGAAAGCTCCCCATCATCTAACCATGACCGTAGGTACTCCACCCGAGATCGCAGGCTCGCCCACCCCAACGGTCATGTGTAGCAAATTATTTGTTCTCAGAATATCCCATATCGTGTATATTTATAATATAAGAAGGGAACAAAAAGTAGACCTTCACAATGCCAAAGGAGTTAGTTATGGCAGAATTAACAAAACACCATGTTACGGAGGTGAAGATCCGTAAAAGAAAGCATAAAACTTTCAATGTCGTAAGGATAACTATTGTATCACAGAGGAAAGGTCAGGCTTCAGAAGAAATAGAGCTTACTCTTCATACAGATCAAAAGTTTCCTTCAATGAAAATAGGAAAGATCGAACACATCGGATAACTCCTAGGCTGGGCAGAAATGCCCAGCCATTAACCAAACGAAAGGAAAAGTTATGTTAAATATACCTTACATTCAAGATCCAGCCCACGGCTGGGCTATCGTGAAGAGAGATCTTCTGCCCAAGTTAAGACTAAACGAGAGACAATTTCCGTTTTCTTATAAATCACCAAAAGGCGAGTTTATAGCTCTTGAAGAAGATTGTGAAATGCCACAATTACTCAAAGCGTTAGACGCTCACCAAATGCCATATACTTTGGTGGATAAGCTGGTCGAATACGAAGATCCAGATAATCCAAGAAACTGGGTGTAACCTACAGCTGGGGAGTCAAGCTCCCCAGCAGTCACTCCGTGAC